TTTGCAAGCAGGGGAAGCGAGCCGCGCTGCGCCCATGCTTTTATCAGGTCGGGCGACATAAATTCATTGTCCCTGTCGCAGCTATCATCCGACAAAATGGCGCGGTAGCTCTCGCCCTCCTTCTTGACCGGAATAAAAAGATGCCTAAGTTCCCTGTCCATGAGTGTATTGCTGCTGATTACTTTTTAAGGATTTCTTCAAGCTTGGATTTTGTCGTCGGAAGCCTTGCCTGCGCAGGCCCGGAAAGATAATACTGCCCCTCCATGCGCGAAGTTCCGTCATGCACGAATGCGGCGTAGGGTGTGTTGTAGCCGATTATGCTTCTCAAGAAAGAGTGGTCGTGCGTGCCGGAGCGTTGGAGCGTTCCCGTATCAACAGGCACGATAAGCTGCGACTGAAAGAAAATGGCTTCCGCTTCGTCCTCAATTATCTTGTCCGTTTCTTTTGGAAGTTTCATTGCGGCTTCCTTGAGGTAGGCAACCGCTTTGTCCAGCCCCTCAACGTAGATTTTTACTTCGCCCCCTTCTTCTGCCACGGTTTCACCCGCTTGTACTTTTTGGTTGAGCGGTACGGTTCCCGCCCGCCGGGGTCTTCGCAACTCACTTGACCACCCTCACCACGTTGTGCCTGCAGTTGATGTGCGGCTCGCCCCCGTCGGTTGCCTGCATGATGCCGCGCAGGTCGTACGGGTTGCCCCTCTTGATGTCCTCGCATATTTCGGTTGTGCGCTCATCATCCGGGCCTACCCATTCGTAGTCGTAATCCTCGCCGCGCCTTTCCTCAAGCTCCTTGTAGCCTGCGAACCTGCCCCTATTGGCAAACCTGTTGCTTTCGGTTCTCGCAATCCGCTCAAGCCTGTAGGTTTCGGTGTCTGCGTATTCCCTCATTGCTTTTGCCATGTCGCGCTCGGACAATCCCTTGTCAAACGCTTCCATGATTACGCTTTTGAAGCCTTCCCTCTGGTTGATGGAGAAGACCTTTACCGCGTCAAGCGTGCCGTCCGTGAGCAGCATTGCCTCAATCGCCTTTTCGTCCGAGCGGTTGAATGTGGCGCCAAGAATTACTTTGGCATCCGCGTAGCTCTTTATTGAGTTGGATTTTGTGCTGCTGTCAAGCTGCCTGTGCAGGTGATTGACAAGCGCGAGCATTGCAGTTTCAAAGGAGGAAATGGATTTCTGCTTTTGCGCGGCTTCCTTTGGGTAGTGTTCTTTTGCCAGCTTCACGCTCTCGCGCACAAAGCGGTAATAGATGGTCGTGGTGTCCTTCTCAAATTTCGCGCGGTTCTCTGTTCGGGATGCTTTGTGCATGCGCAGGGCTTTTGTTTCGGTTTGCGCGGAGTTTCCCTCTACCGCATGCATGATTGCCGCGCAGTAGGCATTCGGGTCTTCCTTATCGCTATTCTGCTCAACGCAGTCTGCAAAATCATTGTACCCTGTGAATGGTTTTGTCTGCTGGCGCTTCGCGCGAAGCTTGCGCTCCTCTATTCCTTCTATATCAACTGCGCTTTCATCCTCATTGTCCTGCTCATCTTCGCCTGTGGAATTGGGAGGAAATCCGCCCGAGAAGAAGGGTGTGGGAGGTGAATTACTGTAGGTTTCATCCCCCCCAAGTTCCAAAGGCTCAAAACCTGCGACCTCGCGCAGTTCATCCTTCGTGAATGTGCCCCGTATGCCCGAAAGGATTTGCGCGGTTTCCGCTTTTGTCTTTGCGATTGTCGCATCCTTCTGCAGCGCGTCCTGCTTGGGCGTGACCTCGCAGAATTTGAATTGCAGGTTTGCGCTGTTCTTGAAGAATGGCGTGAGCTTGAGGTTGTAGAAGTTTTGTATCTGCTCAAGCTCCTGCTTGATGTACTCCTCGCCGATTTCAAGCTGCTGTTCGGGATTTGCGAGCCTGCCCGTTTCCACGACTGCAACCTGCATTGGCAAGACGGAATAGACCATCATCACTTTTTCCTTCACGCTGCGGTGAAGCTCCTGCCAGTCTATGTCTTTGAAATTCACGCCTGTTGGTATCCATTGCTTAAGGCGGTTGAGGAAGATTGGCTTGCCGGGCTTTTGCGTGAGTTGGGTAATCACCATCCAGCGCAGCCTGTTCAATTCGGTTTGGTCTGCGCCGTCGTCAAACACGCCAATGCCGCCATGCGAAGCGTCGTTTTTCAGGCGCTCGGTTGAATACTCATCCGCCATGATGTCAAGCAGCAGCGCGAGGAAAAGCGCATCCAAGTCCGAAAAGCCGAAGAAGGAATATTCGTCGGGGTGTTCGCGCATGTGGATTATGTTTGCGGGCGGGAAGGTGTAGGAGAGCGCGCCATCCACAACCTGCGGGTAGCCGATTATTTGCCCATGCTCGTTTGGCAGCACGCGCATTGTTTCTGCCACAAGGTAGTTGCAAAGCACGGGTTCTTTTGAAAGGCTGTCAAAGACGATTTCCGCGAAGTTGTCACCATACCACTTTTTCGTGTCGGTCATTCTGCCCCTGAATTCCTTTTCGCCTTCCTCGCCGAAGCCTTGCCTTATGAACGCTTCCATCCTTTCCTTTGTGTCCTCATTGTAAGGCTTACTATTGTCCATGACTTCAACGTTAAGCTCAACCTTCTTGACCTGCTTGACGATTGCGTTATGGACTGCCGCAACGTAGGGATGCCTTTTGCGGAGGATGTAGCGGTCTTTTGCCGTGACGTAGTAATCAAAGGCACTGAGCTTTCCCGTTTTGGCAACGCCTTGCTCGCCCATGCCAATTGTCATGGAAAGCGGAAGCTCAGCTTTAGGCTCTCCAGTATTTTCCTTGGGCATCTCGTCGGGAATGAGAAATTTGCTCACTATGCTTTGCACGAATTTTACAGGGTTCAGGTCAGCCACGGCATCACCTTTCATATTTTGTTGCTATCACTTTTTATCGTTTTACCCATAGAGGAAGTTTTGGAATTCTGTGTCGTGCGCGTTCATTGGCGCGCGTCGTGTGTCTTCCCATCCTGCAAAGGCTATTGGACGGGCTTTCTGCAGTTCAAAATACATCCTCATCATCATTGCATCTGAAAAGTCAGGCGAGCGCCCGAGCTTTTCCTTGATTTCATCCTTGCCGATTATACAGAGCTTGCCATCCATGTCTGCGTTCTTGCGCTTTATCTGCTCTAAATCTTCTATGAGGTAGCCTTTGTACTCCTCTTTGATTGCGCGGTAGCAGCTCACTTGCCCGCTCCTTACTATATCGGCAAGGTAGAAATAGCATTGGCTTTTGAGATTTGCATAGTTTGGCGCGGGCTTGCTCGTGTCGCCCTCATGTGGATTTAGTTGTCTGCCGTTGTTGAGGAACCCTTTTACGCCCGGGAGAATATCTACAACGCCTCCACCTACTCCGTCTTCATCCACTATGACTTGCGAGCGGTTGATGCTATGCGCGGCTCTGATTTCCTCAATGATGCGGGCTGTTTGATTTACGCCAAGCCCATTATGAGCCTGCACGTCAATGATGTGGAAGCCCTGCCAAGTGAAGAAGACCGATTTGTCAAGACCAAAACGCGCAACATCAACCGTCAGGTATTTTTTCCCTTCCGCTCGCCCCCTGTTTGAAAAAATGTCTATTACCGCATCGTAGTCAAAGAGCCTTGAAGGGTCATCGTCATAATCAAAGTTCCCGTAGAGAAGCCTCTCCTTTGTCGCTTTGTCAAGCTTCTTCAAATTCTCAATGTAGTGCGGGCTGATGAATGGGTTGTCCGTCACGAGCGCGCGGATGAATTTGCGGTAAGGGGCGAGAGAGCCTTCTTTGTCGGGCTTGTAGAATTCATAGTAGAGAAAGTTCTTGGAGGGATTGCTTGCGATGAGGAGCTTTGGTATGGAGCCAAATTCTTCCAGCTTGTAGCGAATTCTGCTCATCACGATTGCTTTTGCTTTTGCGGTGATTTGGCTTCCCTCGTCAATGAAAGCGCCTGTGTATTCGGTTGAGCCCAATTCGTCAAACTCAGGGTCAGAAGGGTAAGCGAAAAGGTCGCGCAAGTGTATCTCCGAGCCGTTTTTGAAGCGGATTACTCCTTCAATTGAGTTGTAGTTGAAGTCTTCCTCTTTTCGCACTTCCGCGCGCCTGCATACCTCAAAGAAGGTTAGAAGGGTGCTCTCCTTGAGGGTTTTCACTATGGCGCGGCCCATCAGCCAGCGCGAGCCGGGCTTTGTCATGCAATTCTGCAAAATCCAAAGGCAGCCAAGAAAAGACTTTCCGCCCCCTGCGCCTCCCCCATAAAAGAGCTCAGTCGTGCTCTTGTCCTCAAGGATTGTGAGCGCGTCATCTTGCTTTTCCGTCACATTGAAGAGGGGCTCATTTGGCTTTGTCTGCATTTGAAACCCTCCTTATGGTCACGTTCCATGTCTTTTCTCCGCTCACCTCTACCTTTTCCTTGACCTTTGGCAAGAAGCCTGCGGATTGGAGGCGGTCAAAAACCCCGAACACGACCTGAGAGCCACGGTAGAGGATTTCACTCTTACCGACCTTGTCCTTGCTCTTGGCGGCGCTCGCTGCATATTCGGCGAGATGTGCCTGTTGCGTGTATTCGGTGTAGCGCTTAAAGTCATAGAGGAGAGCTTTCTGGTCTTTGAGATACTCCTTGCCGAAAACGTCTTGGAAGTGGCTGAGGAGCTTTCTTGCGGTGCGCTCGTTCATCTCAAGCGACTTGGCAATGGTCTTGAAGGTTGCGCCCTGAAAGCGCATATCCGCGATTTGGGAGCCTAATTCTATGCGCTCTTGCTCGGTCATGTGCTCGCCAGCTTTCCGCTTGTGAGCGGCATTTGGCGGCATTTGGCGCTTCTCTGCAGGCTCAATGCTTGGCTCGTCCATGCTAATCTACCTGTACAATATCATTATGATGTTTCAAGTGCCTGAAATGGGTGGCGTTTGGGGGGTCGGGTTTATCGTAGCGGTGTTTTTCTTGTCTTTCTTGCGCGTGTAGGTCTTGACCGTGTCCATGTCTATCTGCTTGTTGCAATGGGGGCAGTCTATGAAGCGCTGGGCGGGGCGCATGTCCATCATGTCAAAGTCGGGGAGGTTGGAGAGGTCAATGTAGGCTTTTACTTCCTCAAGCTTCATGTTGAGATTGACCGCGAGCTGCTCTACCTGTACATGGTGATTTTGCACGATGTCTTGCAGCAGCTTTGCCTTGAGGGAGGGGTCATCCGCGCCTTTGATTGAGTTGAGGAGGAGGGTGAGGGTCTTTGCCGTTTCGTCATCCATTTGTTGGCTGTTGCACGGTATCTTTTCCAGCCCGAGCTCGCAAGCTGCCCGCCATCGGTGCTCGCCGTCAATAATCTGCTGCTTCTTGCCATCGGGTCGGCTGACTATAGCGCCTTGAAATCCCCTTGCCTTTATTGTCCTCTTGAGGTGCTCAAATTCCTCTTGGCTCATCCTATTTGAATTCCAAGGATTGGGCGCAAAGTCCTTTACTGGTAGATAGAGCAATTCCATTCAAATTCCCCCCGTTCCCCAAGGCTTTCTGAGCTCAAGGTGGTCTGCGTATTTTTTCCATTGTATGATGTTCCACTTATCAGCAGCCATGCGCTGCCCTGTCATCGGCTGAGGCTTCTTATGGTAGCGCAGGTTGCGTATGGTCCCGCGGTCATAGATGTAGAGCCTTCCGCGCATCTCGCCCATAATCCAGTTGATGCTGTCGGCAGAGTACCAGGGGAAGATGTCAAGCAGTCGCGGCGAGGTCATGCCGAAGCCATGCACCTTCACTTTTTTTGGGATTATCTCAAAGCACTTTCTGAGAAACGCGCTTCGGAAGGTGTAAGCCCTTTTGCCGACAAGACCGCCAAGACCAATGTACTTGTAGCCGTTGTCCATGTAGTCCTTGAGGAATTGCCAATCTTCCCCCATGTGGAAGGCAGGCATGGGCTCAAGCCCTTCCTTCTCCATTGCCTTTTGATTGTCAAGCGTGGCTTCTGCATCCCCGATTACGTCAAGGTTTGCGAAAACATCTATGCTCTTTTGGTGAGCTTTGACGAACTCAGTGTACTCCTCAAGCTTGATGGATGCTCCGCTGTTGTAGGCTGAGAACGCCCCGCTGTCAAGAAATATGTGAGGGATGCGTACTTCCCGCGTGAGGAAAGAGGGGTCTTTCTTGAGGTAGAAGTAGGAGGTCAGCCCATATTGTACGCCATGCTGAATGAGAGCATCGTATATCTGAGAAGCGTACTTGCTCTTCACAAACACGCCCCTCTCAATCCCCGCGAAGTAAAGCTTCATCTTTCTTCCTCGTATTTGGTCGGGTCAATCAAGCCCGCGAGCTTGAAAGCCATTTTTCTTTCTTGGCACGTTCCACATTTTCCACGGTGCAGATTTCTTCCCTCGTAGCAACTCCACGTCCGCGAGTAATCCACGCCGAGAAGATGCCGCGCGCCAGCGGTGTTCGCCGTCTATTATTTGGCTTTTGCCGTTGAGGGGGCGGGCTACTACAGGCAGCTTGAAGCCGAATTTTTTTATTGTGGCTTTCAAGTGGTCAAACTGCTCCTCGCTCATGCGGTTGCTGTTCCAAGGATTAGGCACGAATTCCTCAACTGAAATTACCTTAAGCTCAAACACTCAAATCCCCCCGCTGCCCCAAGGCTTGCGCTGCTCAAGATTGTCTGCGTACTTTTTCCACTGTATGATGTTCCATGTGTTGGCGACGACGTGCTGCTGCTTGCCTGCATGCACCGCCTTTGTGGTGAGGTGCTTCATTGTGCCGTCTTGGAAGGAGTACAGGGAGCCGCGCATTGCCCCAAGTAGCCAATTTATGCTGTCAATTGAGTACCACGGAAAGAGGTCTATCAGCCTTGGGCTTGTCATGCCGTACCCATGCACTTTCACGTTTTTTGGAATTTCGCTGAATGCCATTTTGCAGAAGGCGAGCCTGTGCTTGTGCGGCTTTCCCACAAGCCCGCCCAAGGCAATGTACTTGTACCCCGCGTCAATGTAGAGCTTGAGCCATTTCAAATCTTCGCCGAAGTGGAAGGTAGGGAGCGGGTGCAGGCCTGCCTTTTCCATGTGCAGGTGATTTTTGTATGTCTGCTCCGCGTCGCCTATCACGTCCAGCCCCGCGCACACTTCCAGCTTTTTTTCGTGCTCCTTGATGAACTCAATGTACTTGTCTATGTCAATGTTGGCGCCGCTGTTGTGCGCGGAAAATGCGCCGCTGTCAAGGAAAAGCCCCTGCATGAAAGCGAAATCCTGCATGCGTGCGGGCGTGTCTTTCATGTAGTAGTAGGAGGTCAGCCCGTACTTTATCTTGAACGCCTTGAAGTCGCGCGTGAGCGCTACTCCTTGGCTGTTGGAAACAAGGATATTTTCAACGCTTGCAAAGTACAGTTTCATATTATTGCCTGTAGATTGT